ATTGAATGAGTATTCGGGGTAACCAAGCAATTTTATTCTAGTAAACCATTCATGTACGTGTACATCGGTTACCTCATAAGGATTGCCTACTATTAGAAGGTCTCTAGGATCGTCGTGTCCTCCAAATGTTATTTTTGCATCGGTCGCACCTGATGCATAACTATCTGCCGGAATGCCACGAGCGGGATTGCGGGTAGAATCGCCTAAATCGGCAGGCCACCAATTGCCAGAAACATTATTATAGGCCAGGGGCATCCCGAAAGATGCACTGTAATCACTATGCATCGTCTGGCTATAAAGATGAAATCCCCTTGTGGTTTTATCCGTAGTATTGCCACCCGCCACAGGGCCGTTGAAAAAATCTCCTGCATTTGTGAATTCGGGTGATTCCATCATTGTAACCAAAAAATCCCTCAAATCCTGTGCGGAAATCTGGCCCGTGACATTGTCTCCAAATAAAGTTATTAAAGCCGCTCTTGTTCTTTGTGTATCTGCCATGATTAAATCCTCCTTGTTATCTTAAAATGGTTTTTTATAAGCTATTGAGAAAGCATTCTTTTCAAAATCACCTCCCCAATTAACATCAAATCCTAATCCAAAGGCTTGGGAAAAGGCCCCTTCCAAAGAACTTGTTGTTGTTGGGAGGGAATCAAAGGCCGAATCAAATTCAACATTGTATTCAGGTCCATCAAAATTGATAATCAAAATCGTATGCCCTGGTTTATATCTATTCAATGAGCAAATCATCGAATCTGTTCCTACCAACCTCGATAAAGGATCACCCGATTGACTGCTGCCACTCAAAAAATAAATAACATTTCCGGGGCCTGTAGTTATAGTAATTTTCCAATAAAACAAATTTTCTTGGTCCCCGCATGGATCTCCGGAACCATGAATCCCACACCAAAATGGACTAAATTCTGTAACAGTCGCCGTATAGCCATAAGCCGCGGCAATATCAATAAAATATTGTGGATTTTGTTGACCCAAAGCGATCAATCTGCTATGTGCAGCCGCTCTTCTTTCTTGAATTGTCTCGCCTTCTTCTGAACATTCATCAGGCAATCCAAAATCAATTTCATGATCAACTAATAATTCTGATGTAAAACGTGTATCTCTTTCTGAAATTAAGTCAAAGGATCGTTGATCAACACGGGAAAATTCTTCAGCTTGGCCATACAAAAATTCGGTCAAGACCGACCCTTCTGCCCGATTCCAAGCCCATCCTTTTGGCAATAGAGATTGTAATAGTCTTAAATATTCAAGAGCAGTTCTTGATGCCATAAACAATACCCATTATTATACATAACTGTTAAATGTTATCGCCCCAAGCACTTGCACTTGGCTTGTCGATGCTGTTATATCCACAGCAGGCGAATTCAATATATGCCTAGCCTCTGATGAAGCCAGACTAATTGCTTCGCTAATTCTTGATACATATAATGTTTCACCCGGCCCACCATCTCTTGTAATCAAATCTTCTAAATTGCTTTGAATGGCATTTTGAACAGCCACCGTATTAGGAGAAATATCGATATTGAAATCAACTGCCCGTTGAGATAATTCAATCATGAATAATCCTGGTTCAGCAGTGACCGGGGCTCCGACTATTTTTCCAGTCCCGGGATCTGTATGAGAAACAATATAAGATCTGACTGTGGCTCTCTCAGTCGCATCGGGTATAATGCTCCCCGAATCATTATCTCGAACAAATGCAACACCAATAGTTCCAATGCCGTTATACAAAGGAAATGACCAAGATCTAGTAACCCCAGAAACCTCCAGTGCCCAAACTTCATAATCGAATTCTGTACCACCATGCGGGGGTTGTCTTTTTCTTGTTAAAACTCTATCTCGCAAATCATCATCTATTTCTTCATCCGATCCCCCAGCTATACCGTCGGCATCCACCGTTACCGAAGTGTTAATTCCAGCAATAGGCGAAACAAAGGTTAGGGTTATTCCCGCATCGTCATTTCCATCTTCTCCGGCAGCGGATGCGGTAAATTCCAGAGTGGCGGTTCCCGCGGCGATCGTCTGATCATCGTCAGTCGTATAAATCTGGTCATCAGTCGATTGCAATTCAGATCCGGAAGGGATAAGGGTTCCGTTTGTCCCTGTCGCGGAACCTCCTCCAGTAGCGGCAACGGCTGCCTTTCGGGTTATCCCATATTCGGACGATATTGCCTCTAAGCCTGCCTCGTCCGCGGTCGACACAAATAATTGTCTGGCCTGGTAATCCAAATATTCATAAAGCAAATGAACCGATCCGGCATTTACTTTTGATATAACATTTAATGTCGATCTACGCAAAAGAGACGTGGCCCCGGTTATCCGTGTCTGCAAATCCGAGACTATACGATCAACAATTTCTTGTAATGTATTTCGCGTGAACGGCATTTATAATCTCCTTGATTTAGCCCCTTAATCCCTGGGCTATCCATTGTGCTTCAAAATTAAGTGCCACATTTTTTCCATCTTTTTTATGAATCATTACACCAAGAGCCAATCTATCCTGTCCGGGAATGCCCTGCCTTTCTGTTTCTACATCAATTTTTACCGCTACCCCATCTTCAATTAACCATTGAAGAGCTTCTTCGGCATATTGTTTCGCTCTTTCCAAAACACTTTCCAGGGTTTTTTCACGATTCAAAAGCCAAAGTCGTGAACCTATTTGATCATCTTTGACTTCTGGTGAAACCAGATCGCCCCACCAACCCCGTCTATCGGGATTATTGGGGTCCGGCAAAATATCATCTACTTTTGCTCTTCGATCGGTAAATAGACTGATTATAACGGCCGTTTCAAGGCCGTTATCGGATTCCAAATCCTGGTTTTCTTCAAGAAAATTAAAATCTCCTTCCTGCAATCCAGCATCCCAAATTATTCTAATGTCATCAACTACAGTCGCCATGATTTATTGATCCTTGAAATTCCTTACCAGAATAGCCTACAATCGATTTTGATTTAAATCCTATATCCCCTATTAAGGCCACATAGTTTTAATGACACACCTTAATGTGGCTGTGTTTTTTGATATTTCATCATAATGCCTTGGTGTTTGTTGTCATATCCGCCGCCACCAATGTGGAGGTCGGCACCCCTGAATTGCCTCCGCCCGGAAATATGCCAGAATGCACATGATTATTAAAAAGGGCCTGAACATTTTCATTTAAAATTTTCTTTCCAGCCCCTGCCGCACCACCCAACGTAACCGCCACACTATTCAAAACAATTATTGGTGAAACAATAGTAAAAGAAGTACCATTTGTATGCAATTCAATCGCCGCCGTTCTGGTATGGCTCGTTGTATTTATATGAATTTCCAATGGCGCAGTAACCTCATGCTTCGTCGTATTCACGTGTGTTTCAGTTGGAACCGTTACGGTCTTACTTGTTCCAATATCTTCCGTTTTGCTTGTGTCGATGTCAATGTCTTCCTTATCAGATCGCCTAAAATGAATGCGGCCTCTTTTCATTTGAATTCGAAATGGCGCTGCGGTATCTTCATCAGTATAAATGCAAACTTCACCTTGTACCAAATCTTGTGGACGATATCGTTCGTCATGAACACATATGGTTATTCCAGCATCGCGATTACCATTTAGAAAACCAATAAAGCCTTCGGCTTCTTCCCATGGATAACCTTCGAACCCATATTCTTGAAAACGCTCTATTTCACTAATCGTTTCCGTGTCCAAACCCAAAACCTGAATTTTTTGAGCATTCCCAGAATTATCTATCGCCTTTAAAACAGCCCGGCCCAACAATAAGAATATCTTGTTAGTTATTGGCCTGATCAATCTTTTGAAGTCTGGCAAATTCATATTATTAACTTTGACCTGTCAGAGCCTTCCAATCGACTCCTGTTTTTATTTTCTTTATCGGTTCGGCCGTTGGAGGCAATGTAAATGCATCCGGGTGCATTAATGTCAATATCGTGACAGTGCCTTGGTCATTATTGATTGTAAAATTGACCGATGCTATCAATAATGTACTGTTGATTTGAAGAAAAGAATCCCTTACTTGGACTAGGCTATTTAATGGCCAAACGTCGCCATTGCTTTGTGTCCATCCCTGCACCGTATATTCAATGGTGCGAGATTGCCCCGCCCGATTGACTGCTTCCCATTTTGCCCTGTCTCGACAATACCCAACATCACAGGTAGTTTCGGCAAATATAACTATTGGTCTAGTCCTTAATATTATTTCATCAGTATGTTGGGCCACAGGATGAGATGCATCGGCTATGGTTTTTTCGTCCGTCTTTTTGCCCTGCCCTTTAACAATATAGGTCTGGAATCTATCTCTATTCGATTGACTAATATTCCCAGACAAAATATTTATTCCAAATTCAAGGGAGTCTTTCGCTTTTTGGGTTCCTGTTCCTGTCAAATATAGTTTACCAT